GCATGTACTTGCCCTGGTCCTTGGACATCTCGAACTCCATTTTGTCGATCTGCTTCTTGAGCCGGGCCACCTCGCCCTGGAGCTTCTCGCGCTGGAGCTGCTCCAGATCCCTGGTCGCAGGATCGGCCACATCCACTGACTTACCCAGGGGCAGATGCTTACGTGCGTACAACTCGGCGTCCGACTTGTAGACCCGCTTGTCCGGCCAGACGTAGAGGAGGCCCTTGTCCCGGTCATTGTAGAGTTTGGACTTGCCCACCTTATACCCCAGTTCCTTGAGCCATGCCGAGCATTCCAGCAGATTGGGGAGCCAGCGGTCACCAGGCACGTCTTTTGCCGTTTCCGGCTGCTCTTCCGGTTCGCTTTCAAGGGCTTTGTTCAAAAACGCCGATGCCCTTTCAAAGGCCGAAATGTTTGCCGACGATGAATCTTCAAGCATTCTTTGTTTTGCGGCCTCTTTGGCTGCAATAAGACTTGATATGTCTGTTCCTTTTGACTCTTTGATTATTTTTTGCATTTCATTGTTCAAAGTCCTTCCCTCCATTCGTGAATTGATATGCCAAGTTTTTGCGTGATGTATCTTGCCAATTCCCCCCGGTGACATTCCGCGACATCCTTTTCATAGCAACACAGTATTGGATCGTGCACTATTGCATTTATTTCCTCGAGTTTTGCGCGCAAGGATTCCTGGTCCGGAAATCTGAATTGCAAATCTGCGCGATACAGTCTCCGCCAATCTTTTGCCCATGGATCTGATGGGGCAAATTCTTTTATCCACAAATTTCCTTTTCTAAAAAATCTTGGCCATTTTTTCGCTATACAAACCTTTCTTTCGACCGGGGCCTTACTTGCAAAATACGACGTTGTAATCATCATCTTACCTACCTCCTTTTTTTTATTATACATTTCGAAAACTTTTGTTGCAACAAATAGTTACTTCTTGTACTTTTTTTTCCATTTTTCAAAACTTGCCTCTATTGGGTCCCCCGTAAACTCGGCAAAATAGTTCAAGATAAATCCCTGTTCCTGCTCTTTTCGCGTGTGAAGATTGAACACCCCTCGGTATTTCATACTTACAGGGCCCTTGCTGAACGCTGACGTTGCTGCATAACAAAAATTCTCTATATATTTCAAATCGAGCATCTCTTTTACTTCTGCCGAAAGCATCAACATGAGTACAAGTTTTGCCAGTCGTTTTTCCACAGAAGGCACTGCAAGGTCAGACATGATATAAATCATCGGTTTTTCTTCCGGAAGTTTCCATTGGTGGGCCGATGGACAAAAATCAGCCTTCCCAATGCATTTTTCGTCCAACAAAAAAGCGACAGAAAGGCCGACCCCGCCGGTGAAATAGTTTATCCTCGATGACAGAAAAAGCTCGTTGAGATGGATCGTCTGCTGCAATGAAAGGATGGCCACCGATGGAGTCTCCATCCCCGTCACCTTGTCTTGCGGCGACCAAATTTTCCCAACCGGGCTGCTTTTAATGGTCGACCTGTATACAATATTTGAAGACTTTTTCTTTCTTACAATATGCGAAAAAGCAGCTCGGCCTCTTGGCAGGACAGCGCATGGCTGGCCGATTATTGCATGGACATCTGGCAGGTCCTTTTCAAGAATAACAGCGTAGTCTGAAAACTTTGCAATCTCGTCATACAAAGACAGGTCTTTATCCGTTAACTCGGTATATTCCGGAGGCGTCCAGTCAAAAACAGCGTCAAGGACCTGCTCCATTTTTTCATATCCTCGCTTGTATGTTGGCGGAAAAGCAAAAACAGTGTTTTTTTTGTCTACTTCTCGCAGAAATTCCACGGCATCCATTGGCGTGTATTTAATATCTCCCAGGTGTTCTTTGTATGCCACGACCTTTTCAATGGTTTTTTCCATGAACATTGACCACGAAAGTATTGTTTGTCTGAACAACCTCTCGTGATACGGGTTTTTTAGCTTCCATACATCACGGAGGCTGTAGATAAGCGACAATGATGAAACCTTAGTCAACTCGCTTGTTGTATCGTAGAGCCCTTGTAGGTGCTCTGGACAGTCCCTTTTTTCCTGGACGTCAATCTTTGTGCCCGAAAGAAAACATCCCAAGGCCGATGTGTAGAGAGAGATGTCACAACACGATATGCTTCCGGTGAATCCGCCAGATCTGAGAGACGAAGCAATGGCAAAATTTCCTGCCATTGGGATAACGGCTTGCCCCTCGACGTCTCTGGCTATATGGGCCACAATATTGCGCACCTTTGTTGGGATCGAACCTACAAAGGACATTTTTCCTCCGTTGTTCTTTTGACCGTTTCTGCCAGGGCGAGCATTGCCAGCGATGCGTTTTTTATGTTGTCTGTTTTTTTTGTTTTTTGAATAGCTTCAAAAAAAACCTTAAATTCTTGCATGGCTGCCATATATATTTTATCTGCTGGAATTTTTCCAAGCTCGTCGATTATCTGATCAAGTGCGTCCATTTCGCTTTGGGTAAACAAAAAAGTGACAGATTTTGTAGCAATTTGCGGGGTGGTAAGGGTCACTGGTTTTATCTTTTCAATAGCGTCAAGAGTCTCGCTTGAGAGCCCTGCGTATATTTTCGATTTCATATCATCAATTTTCGCCCAAAGATTCGCCAATATTTGCTGGTCATCCTGTCCAACCAGTGCGTTGTGGGAAAGCTGTATGGATATTTGCTCGCTTTTTGACAGTTTTCTGGTTACCACAATAACCAATATCTTTTCCACCTTGGCCTCGATGGAAGCCTGCACCCGATGGTTTCCCGAAAGAACCTCCAGTCTGCCATTTTCCATCTCGTGGCAAAGTGGAGTTCCCGACAGCCTCCCATCTTGTTTGATATTTTCAACCAGCTGCCTGAAGTCATCTTTCTTGAAAAATCTCGCATTCTCTTTGAGAAGCACAAGTTCCTTTGGATCGACAACGGCCAGCCTGGCTGAATCTCCAAAAACTTGTCGAGATATTTCTTCAAGCGTGTCATTGTATTTTTCTATGTTTGTCATTTTGTTTCCTCCTGTGAATCATTACGTGCCGGGATATGCCGGGGCCTGTTCGATCTGAAAATTTGGTTCGATCAGTTTTATGCGCTCACCCTATCCCCGGGTATGCGATACGATCTGCCGCTGGAAGGTCTATTGGTTTGCCAGGCCAGCCAGTGTCAGCCTTTGCTGTAATGGCATTGGCAAACAATAGTAGTTTGTATTTAAGCATATCAAATTGATCATCTGTAAGTTCAATTTTTAATGCGTTAGCTATAATGTTTGCTTCTTTGCTGAGGATTATATAACAATCGGGACATGCGTCATAATAATGGTCAAAGGTTTCATTCCTGTGGCCGTCAAACTCTTTGCTTGTGAAAGAACGATGTTTTTTAGCACCTTCCTTCCCACAAAGATCACAGGTATAAATGGTTTTTGTTGCCATCATAGCTCCTATATAACAAGTTTTTCTTTTATTCTCCAATCAATAACAGTCCTGGCACACCATGCAGGTTAATTACCCATTCCAATAATTGTTAAAACCAATCCAGCCATCACCACGGCTCCAAAAACCAATATGAAAACAACCAAAACATATTTCAAAGGATATACCATTAAGAGTCGGCGAATGTACTGTTAGACCTAAACCGAAACTGCGGCACAGATTGAAATTTATCCTTGGCGTCTTTTTAATAAGTTTCATCTTCTTCCTCCACCTCCGTGGATGTCGGAAAAACGATCTCTGCTTGGCAATCCCTTTCTGTGCAGATCATTCGGTCGTTGTCCCATCCGCCGCCGTACATCGGGAGCATGGGGGAGCCGCAGATGTCGCATTTGACGTTTTCTTGCGCAGACATAGATTCAAATTGGTTCACGGCTCCCCCTTTTTGAGCATTATTTTGCAGTTCCTCTATCTTTTTCGCTAAGTTATAGATAACGTTCGGGTATGTGCCCCGGTATAAAAGACGGATGTCTTCAAGAATTTCAGCCTCTGGGCGTTTCATCTTTTCCCCTCCGTACGTTTATCCTTTCTCCGATCCATCGCATCACTTTTCCCCCCAAAAATTCCCCGCACTGATCACCTCGGCCGGATGCCGGGCGATCCATGCGAGCACGTCTTTGTTGATCAACAGCTCATTGCTCAAGCGGCAGATCCGACCCCAGTTATCCCTGTATCCGGACCA